TCATCACACCTCTAAAATTATATTATTCTCGAATGCCAACTATGAAAAATTAAAAGCTTAGTCAGTTATGTGTATTGTTTACGTATGCAAATGCTTACTCATAAAAAGACCCATCCAAAAATATAATAGATATTATGGTTAATTTACAAGCTCAAATACATCTTTTCTCATACAAAGTGCTCTTTTATAACTTGATTGTTTCTGCGTTTGCTCAAGAAACCAATTGGACGGTTTAGATAAACTTGCAACCCTCAACCTAACCAATTGAATCAACTGTAACTTAGAGCGCGTTTAACTACAATTACCCACTGGCTGTGCCGGTTGGTGACAACTTTTGACAACTCAATCTGAACGCCAGCGTCCGGGAAAACCAGAACAGTGCTCTGAATGAAGCTCGAGGATGGTTGCAAGGGGGTGTGCTTAACACCTCCCCTTCACGAGTTCGTGTACCTGAAGTTTTCTGAAGCGGTAGCGGTTGACACTTTCCCCCTAGTTTTCCCTAGTAAGGCATAACAAACCATAACTGGCTGACACCTGCCCTACTTCCATCAGGATTAACAAAAGCTAACAGCCAAGGCTCAACAAATCTCAACGCCAGCCCTTTACACTTTTGCTGTAGCTGCTGTTCGTAGGCGTCAGGATCCGTTAGGTTGGGTTGACACTTTTCCCAGTTTCTCGCGAAAAAGTGTCAAGTTTGAGGGGTTGGGGGTTTACAGTTTTTCACCTGCCAGCAGACAGAGTGCACTTAATCCTGTTTTGCTCCAGTCATCCAGCGTATCGGGGTGCATTGTGGCAACGTAAGCCAGTTCAGAACGAAGAAACCGTGTAGCGCCTGCTGCACGGTCTTTGCCATAGAAGCTGTGGGTTTCTTCATCCGGCCGGAAGAGAATCAGCAATTGTTCATCGGGCTCGTGCTGAACATCAAAACCCAGCTCAGCGGCTGCTGCCTCTATTCGCTGGCCAGCATTAATATCAGCCGGCAGCTCTTTCCCGCCGTCATGCCCCCATACCCATGCGGCGGCCTGCGCCCACGTCATTGCATTGTGATGATCACCAGCACCAGCACCAGCACCAGCAGAATTTTGTTTAGCCTGCGATGCATCAACATCCACTTTATCGCCTGAAATAACAATTTCACCGCGGGCTATCCAGCCATAAACAGTTTGCCGGCTGACGCCCATATGCCTGGCGTAGGCTGATTTACTTAACAGCATTCTGGTATATACCTCCGGGCAGAAAAAAGCCGCCCTCAGGCGGCCTGCTTCTCTTCTGAATGTGTCTGCCGCTGGCTGCCTTTGAGCATCGCGCTGACATGTTCGCTTAACTGATCAAGTCCGGTCATACGGGGCAGAACTTCTGATGGATCGTCGTTCTTCCCGTAAACGAGATTGTTATACCAGGTTCGGACAGCTGTAATTTGTGCGACGTCTTTCCTTACTGCGTCGACCAGATCGGCAACCGCGCTAATCACCTGCCCATTCTCTGATGCGATACGGGAGAAGGCGAGACGTTTTAGCTGTTCCGTATCGAGCCCCGAACACACCGCGTGCGCCCTTAGTAAGGCGTCCGCCAGCTCCTGATGCTTTCCACTGTGCATCGACAGCAGCATTTTTTCCTGGCTGCGACGATCCAGCCTGGCAAATGCCTGACGCATTTCGCTGTCACGCATGAATCCCTGAACATCATCAGATACCAGGGGATTAACCGGTGCAAGCTTGTTCTTCAGGTAATCGAGAATGTTTGCGGCCTGCTCGCTTACGGCTGCCACCCCGCGGGTAAAGTCTTTGAGCGTGTCCGGGTTCCGGGCTTCACCTGCCCTGCGGTTTTTTGCCTGTTCGTTCAGATCCGGATCGTTGCGGATAACGTCCAGCAAATCCGCCTCAGCTTCGGCCTGCTGCGCCGTTGTCCTCAGGCTGGTGAGTTCGCCCGCCATACCACGGAATAAAGCGGCCATCTGAGTATTTGGCGCAACAACCTTACCGGCATAACCCGTCAGCTCGATGCTGTGTTTCCCAATTTTGATTGAGTAGCTCATTGCCCTGCCTCCATTTTTGACAGCCCCGCATCAAATACCTTGCGCGCAACAGCATGGATTGACGGCGCGATCCCCATGCCCGACTTCTGGCGCTCCCTCTCCTGGATGGTTTTCAGAGCCTGAATCTGCTCCCCATTCAGCAGAACGGGCTTAACGTTTACCTTGCTCATGATGCCCCCTGTAATAGCGACCGTTAAAGTTCCATTAATCGCAACAATCAAACAGTTAATTGCGATTTATGAAACGATATTAATGAAATTGCAGGGGTCCACAACGTGAAAAGAGTGGATGCGTTTTAAAGAATTTGCCCTTAAGGTATACATGGTGTTCACAAAGGCAATAAATCGCTTATAAAACAATATATTAACCTATGAACACCAGCCTACATTTTGGGATTTCAGGTCTACACGGTATACATCATTCTGTTTAATAAACCATCAGATGATTAATGAGAGAATGAACACCATGTACACCCTGTGTATACCTGAAAACAAGGTATACATGGCTTATTTTACTGATTTATATATAAATTATTCTCTCGATGTATACCATGTATACCTTTCTCCATATTTATCTGAACTTCATTCTTTATGACTGGCTACAGGATGCGTCTGAGGTAACCAGTCTTCCGCACTTTCCGAAAGTTCGACGTTAGTCACCATGCCACGGGCTCTCCGTTCCTTACGGTACTCGTGATTAAACTCCCTCATCGCGCTTTCCATCCCCTCTGCGAATTTATTCAGCGTCAGCGGTTTGTCGAATCCATTGGCCTCAAGGAATGCCAGATAAGCGTGATAGAGATAAATTCGCGGATAGTGAGGCGGATTGCGGTTTCCTACCATCATTCCCGCACAATCAGCCAGCCGCTCAAGGTGAGCGCAGAAGGCATATAGCGGATCTGTTTTCTGCTTTACCTCCAGTGCTTCTTCGCTATTCCGTTGCTCCAGTAGCAGCGCCCGCGCTTTTTCCGGGTTCGCAAAGTTCGCCAGCAGCCGGCGAACAACCACCGGAATTTCAGCGGATATCTTTTCTGCCAGGTCGGGATCCTTATCCTCTTCGCTGACGCGCCGGTTAAACTGGAAAATTACGCGGCGCCGGGAAACGCCGCCGGCACGTTCGGTGAAAATCATCGGCGTGTTGTTCGTGGCCACAACCACCGCCCGCAGAACGGCGGTGTACTGGTGTTCGTGTTTCGGGTCTATCTCCACCGCATCCCCGCCGGTGATTGCCTTTATCCCGGTGCCCTCACCTGAATATTTGGGCTGATCAGGAAGCGTTATCATGCTCTTGCCGACGAACTGCGCCCGCCCGCGTGCACTGTCGAGCGCCGCCATGTTCCCGCTGGCGGTGTTATGCGCGCCGGCCAGCATCGTGGCGATGTGGGTAAAGACACTTTTCCCGCTGCCGCCCTCCCCGGTTATCTCGAGGAAGAGCTGCCAGTCGTACCGGTTTGCAAGCACCATAAAGAGCGCCGCAGCGATGCGCTGCATCTTAATTGCGTCTCTATCTGATGCGTAACTTAGCCACTTATGGAAGTTCGGCGCGTGGTCGCGGAGGTTTTCGCCCGGCACCGCCGGCGTGTAGGTCACGCCGTTGTGGTTGGTCAGCCAGTTATCCTGGCTGTGTTCGGAGAAAACGCCGGTTTCCATATCGTAGACGCCATTAGCAAAGGGGATCAGGCTGCGCCGCGGCTCCCCCATTACCGGGATAACGATTTTCAGGGCGTCGATAACGTTGTTGATCGCGCGCTTGCTGAAGTTGGTTTTGTTCTCGTTGTAGATAGCCACCATTTCGCGGCTCAGCTCGAGCAGAGACGTTTTCTCCCAGATGCCGGCGCGGTAGACGTACACGCCTTCGCTGTTTTCATGGATCGCAATGCCGGTGTAACGCGCGGCCAGTATGAGCGCCTTTTCGTTATCAGCCAGGTCGCGGAGGTTTACATCCGTCAGCGGTTTGCCGATCACCATGCTTTTGCCGGCTTCCGCATCGGCTTTGAGGCGAGGCAGCTTCGGCGTCCAGTCCTCCAGAAGCTGATAACCTTCAGAGTAGAATTGCGCGCGCTCCACGCCGGCCACCGCCAGCTTTGTCGCGAGAATAGTTATCTGCCGTTCGGTCAGATGCCCGCCGCGGCAAACCCGGGCATAGAGACGGCCATCATCCACAATCCGGATATTCTCCAGCTCCGCCAGCTGCTTTTTATCCAGCACGACCGGCGGCACGGTGTCGCCAATCGGGTTCATTTCCTGCCATGCTTTGGCGAACGTCCAGGCATCGGCGCCGGCAAAGATAATTGACTCCTCCATGAGATCCGCCGGCTGCTTTTTAAGGTTTGGTGCATTCTTCATTTTCTGTTCCCTCGCTCCCTGATTATTTCCCGCATAACCCGAATTCGTTCGATGCCCTGTACCCGCATAATCCGATCGATATCTTTTTCGCCGGCGACCGGCGCGGAAGAAACAAATTCAAACTCCCGTACCAGTCTTTCGGGCGTGCAAAAACACGGTGAGCTGTACCCTTCACGGCAATATGTCACTCTGTCGAATCGGTAACTTTCGATAATTACCAGGTTGCCCCGCCCGTCCTTCCATTTATCGCCCGGCCTGATTTCAGGGTGAGCGCGGCCACCAGCAGCTAAGCCGGAATTTTTAATCGTCATATTTTTTACCTCACGCCGCTGGCGGGATTACCTGATAACCAATTTTCCTCAGAAAGCGCGCGGCACTCTCCACCGTAAAAATGATCTCGTCGTCCATAAGGGGGCGCATCGACTGAAGACCATTTGACGTGTCCACCAGATAGCGGCCACCGGCCGGGAAACTGAAAACGTTTTTGCCGTCGGCCCGGCGAACCAGATCGTAAACAGGAGTCATAATTTCTCCTCCCCATCCCTTAATGACTGGCTGTCAAAACAATATCGCACACTATTTAATTGCTCAGATACGTGATCGGCAAAAGCGCCGAGACGGCAAAATTGGACAACCATTTTCATACAGATACCTCCATGGCCAGACGGGATTGAATGGCGGAGGCCTTACTGCCTAACTGGAGGTAAGTTCGGGTGATTGCCGGGTTACTGTGCCCGAGCATTTCAGAGGCGACCAGCAATCCCTGTTCGCCGCCGGCGGACATGAGATTAAAGGCGGCAATTTTGCGGCTGGAATAGGCGCTCAGGCGTAGACGCGTGTTTACGACGCGGGTAAACCACAGCATTACGTTGTGCAGTTTCTTCCAGATTGTCTGGCGGCTCACGCAACCTTCCAGAGACTGGCAGCGATTACTTTCAATCTGGCTGCGGGAAAATACCAGGTCGTCACCGATAAGATTGCGCTCCATGCGTTCGCGCAGTCGTTTGATGATGCCCGGCGGCAGCTGTTTGGTGTCGTGCTTCACTTCAGCCTTTGCCACCAGCTCAAACACGATCGCCTGTTCTTCTTCCGTCATGCCGGCGGCCAGTTCGTCGCAGCTCACGCTATCCCAGTGCATGTACCCAATGTGATCGCCAGCAAGCCGGGCAGCGTCCTTGCGCTGCTGGCGAACAATCTCGATCCCCTTCCGGGTCGCTCTGGCTTCCGCTGCTTTGGTCTGCTTCGCTACGATGATTGTTGCAATGCCGGTTTCCCAGTTGATGCAGGAGTAACGGAAGTTGCACACGTCGCTGGTACGCCAGCCGGTAACGGTCGCAATATCCCACCAGAGTAAAACCCAGTCCGGCTGGGTCTGCTGGATGCGCTCGCGCAGTTTGCGCTGCTCTTCCCGTTCGTAAACGGGCGTCATGGTGCGGGTGCCTTTCGTGGTAGTGGCTTTTACCACGTTGCCGCGCAGCTCGCGGGCTTTAGCTGTCAGGGTCTGGAGGTTAAACATGGCTACCTCCCATTTTCGCAACATCCAGTTCAAACGCGCCGCTGCTGTACTGATAAAGCGAACATTCAGAGCGAATTTTGGCGGCAAAGATAAGATCCCAGCGGGAATAAAACTCGCGGGCTTCTTGCTCACTGTCGGCAACGATGCGGATAACAACGGGAGTGCAGGTCCGGCCTTTCGGCGTACCGAGGAAAAGCCAGGTGAATTTGGGCAGTTTTTGGGTTGGGATAGTAGCCATGTGGCAGCCTCCATACAGTGGTCTTGATAACCACCACCGGAAACGCCAATTTCACTGGTGGTGGACTGAGCAGGGTTGGCGTAACCGGACTGTATGGACTCCGGCGCGGATTTCTCCGCCCCCACCCAGCCCACCATAATTTTGCTAGCAGAGCGGTTTTGAACCACAACGCGTGAAAATAGGTGAGACGGATCAACGGCACAAAAAAAGACGCTTGGCGCGTCATGTGTCGCCATACAGTCATTCAGGACGCCAATCCTGGCACCAGATTTTGCTGGTGCTTTTAAAGCATACCCTTCAGTTGAATAACAAGGCAAGGAGTTTTTAGGGTGAGCGAAGCCCTGCCCCAGACGGGCATAGTTGTTCTTCATGGCATTAACCTTTTTGAATTGTTTAGTGAGCTGTCGCGACAAACTTATTCTGCGAGATCCGAAGTGCAAACTCTCGCAAATTATCTCTGCTCACGGAATCTCAGTTCGTTTGGCTGCGTGACGATTCAATGCGCTCACTAATCCATTCATCAATTTCGCTTTCAATGAAAGCGATTGCTCGAGTACCAATCTTTATGGATGAGGGGAAACGTTGCTCAGCCATGAGTCGATAGATCCAAGCCTTGCTATAGCCGGTTCTGCGCTGAACTTCAGGTAAGCGGATAAGGGATTGGGACATATATACCTCTCGAAGTCTAATGTGGTCTACGAGGTATATTTCAGCAAAAACATGCGGGTAGTTGTGGAAGTCACGGTAAATCAGTTGGAAGCAGCGCCTCCACTGAAATAGAAGTACGGCCAGAAGTTTTAGAACCTGAGGATCGTCTTTTTGGAAATCCTTACGAGCTATTTGGAAGCGTATGTATTCAGAGCTTCATTAATTAGCATAGTCAATGCCTTATCTGTCACATCGATGCCATCGCCATGCTCCAATATGCTTCTTGAAGCACTTCTAGCAACTTCGGATTTGTTCAAATTTTTACCGCGAACATATTTGCCACCTGATTTTTCAAGCGCAATAGCCATTCCAGCGATCAGTTTTAACGCTGTATCTTTACCAGCAAAGTCGCCCCACCCGCTTCGTAAAGGCTGGTACTTTTCGCTAGAGCTATCTGGATCACATCCAAACCAACTATCTGTAGCTGATATTTCTTTAACAGCCCAAGGCCAAATATCATTGGAATAAAAATCAGCTCCAGTGATATCTCCGCCAGGTGAGCTAGACCATGTTCTCTTGGGATGTAGTTCTTCAGCGTTTACAGCACTCAAAATTATCCTCAAGTAACTGGAAGCAATGTTGTAGATCTCAGGAGGGAATTTAGCTTTCAACTCATCTAAGCGTGAACAACTGTACACGCCAGCCATAGCCATTGCAGCCTGCTCAGCAGTGACCACACGTTGTCGGCGAAGATGATGGGGCATGTTGAGGATGTTTTCTCGCATAAAAGCTTCCTGCTAACGATAGTCTACAGAAGTCTACTACTGTCAATTAGCACTGTCTATACATACAGTTAAGCGCTTTTTCCAAACGTTCCATGCACTACATTTTCACCGTTTTCCAAGGCCTCCATATAGTCGGCATACCACTGGAGCATTTCGCGGCGGCCATCAAGATACTGGGCGTGGTTGTACGTTCCTCGAATAGAGTTTTTGTCGACGTGTGCCAGCTGCGTTTCTATCCACGCGGTGTTGTAGCCCTGTTCGTGCAGGATGGTACTCATGGTATGCCGGAAACCGTGCCCGGTTACTCTTCCCGCATATCCAATTCGACGTATCAAGACGTTCATCGCCATTTCGCTCATTGGTTTACTGTGCTGAATCCTACCAGGGAAAATGAACCGATAATTGCCGGTGACGAGGCGTAACTGCTCCAAGATGGCGATCGCTTGGTCGGATAAAGGGACGCAGTGAGGTCGACGCTTTTTCATGCGCGCAGGTGGTACTTCCCATAGACGCTTATCAAAATCGATTTCAATCCACTCTCCCTGGCGTAATTCGCCAGGGCGTAGGCCGGTAAGAATCTGCAAGCGCATCGCCAACTTTACAACCGAACTGCCGCTGTAAGTGTTCAGCGTACGGAAGAATTCGGGAAGTTCGTCACTGGTGAGAAAAGCGTAATGCTCTTTCTTATGAGGGGCGAACGCGCTGGCCAGATCCGGTGCCGGGTTATAATCTGCTCGACCAGTAACAATCGCGTATCTCCACACCTCCCCGCAACGCTGCCTAACCTTTCTCAACTTTTCTGTCGCTCCTCTTTCATCCAGCTTAGAAAGAACTGACATGAGCTCCATCGGTTTGATATCGGCGATAGGACGCTGCCCGATAAACGGAAATACATCAGCCTCGAAGGTTTTCATCATTTCTTCGCCGTAGGATTCAGACCAACGGTCTATGCGCTTGGCGTACCATTCGCGGGCAATTGCCTCGAAGGTATTTTGATTGCGATTCAGCTTCGCCAGCTTATCTTCTTTCCGTACATCGCTGGGATTTATGCCACCAGCAACCAACCTACGGGCATCATCACGTTTGCGCCTAGCATCATTGAGAGTTACATCCGGATACGTGCCCAACGAAATCATCTTGGGCTTACCATCGAAACGGTAGCGAAAACGCCACCCTCTAGATCCGTTCGGCTCGATGAGCAGAGACAGCCCATTGCCATCGTTGAGTGTATAGGACTTCTCACGCGGCTTAGAGCGCCTGATTTCAAGGTCTGTGAGGGGCATTGTGTATAGTTCCAAAGTGTAGAGCACGAGCTATACGCATTACTATACACATGTATGTATAGATTTGAGTAGACGTTAGTTTACGTCAGAATACAGAGATACTGGCTAATGCCTTGTGATTGCTGGATTTGGTTGATTTGAGTAGACGTTAGGAGAAGTGTGTTTGGAGCGGGCGAAGGGAATCGAACCCTCGTATAGAGCTTGGGAAGCTCTCGTTCTACCATTGAACTACGCCCGCTTTGAGGTGCGTAAGGCATTATAGACCTTACGCACCTTCATACAAGCCTCTTCACAACTAACCGGCGATAAAATAATCACTTAGCACTTCGGTTTGCTGCCGGGCGCAGGAAGATAACGCTGCGGATCGATGGCCGTCGCCTTATAGCGAATCTGGAAGTGCAGCTTCACTGAGTCCGTACCGGTGCTGCCCATGGTGGCAATCTTCTGCCCTGCTTTGACGTTCTGCCCGTTGTTGACCAGCATCGTGTCGTTGTGCGCATAGGCCGTGATGTAGTCTTCGCCATGCTTAATCATGATCAGGTTACCGTAGCCACGCAGCTGGTTACCGACGTAAACCACCTTCCCGGCGCCGGAGGCATAAACCGGCGTACCGCGCGCAGCGGCGATATCAATACCCTTGTTGCCACCCTCAGAGAGTGAGTAAGGGGCGACCACTTTACCGCTGGCAGGCCAAATCCAGCAGCGCTGTCCAACCGGGGGCCATGATGATTGCGGCACCTGATAGGACGGCGTCACTTTAGCGGTTTTGCCTTTCGAAGAGGACTTTTTACCCGAGGACGATCCGCCGCTAACCTTCAGCCGCTGACCCACCTCGATGGTGTAGGGCGGAGAAAGGTTATTCAGGCGCGCCAGATCCTTCACGCTGGTCCCCGTTGCGCGCGAAATCCGGTACAGGGTGTCCCCGCGTTTGACGGTGTAGACCGAACCGGAATAGCTTCCCGTATCCGAAGATTTGCTCCCTGAACAGCCCGCCAGTAATAGCGTCAGCGTCAGGCAAAAAATAGCGGTAAGGGGTTTTCTCGTCAGGCTTCCTGCAAACAA